ATCCTAGACAACTCAGACTTTTGATCTTCGGTCCAATTGTTTACAGTAAAACACCAACACTTTGAGGCACTTATTCGAGAATGAGATGATACTATTACCTCATTCTCGCCTAGACTTGTCCTGGACATTTTTGTTTTATCTATGTTATAATATAAAAAAACTCGCATGCCGTATGCCAGACGAACAACTTATAGAAAGCGTAGTTATTATCGCCGCCGTAGTACTAAGTCTACTTATCGGAAGAAAGGCCCAGCCGTTACTGTTAAGAAGCGCGTTAAGATTGCGCGCAAATCGACAGTCATGCGCAACAGATCCATGATCACCTCTCTCCGTAATCAAATGCGTGGCCCCATCCAACATAACTTTTGTGAGCTAACTACTCCTGTATTGCGTTTTACTGCCCGTACCCCTCTTCTATTTTGCATGGATGACTTCACACATCGTGAGGCTTTACCTGTACCTGTCAATGGCTGCCCCGTGTATCAAACCGATCCCGTGAGCGGCAATGTTAATCAGGTCTCCTACTGGAAGCTTGTTGATAATACACAACTCAATCCTTACCTCGAAAGATGGCAAGGTGACAATTGCGCGGGCGGGGCCTACCATGCAATTTCTAATAAATGTCTGTTGGAGTTTACTTCACGCACAGGCCTTAATAATGTCCGTATTCGCATCCAGATGTTCTATATGAAACAGCGAAGACTCATTCGCACAACATCTGCTGCCTCCCTTATGGGTATGCCTGACGGTCTACCACATTTAACGGACCTAGCCAATTTCACTGCAAACCCCAATGTACTTCCAAAGCAGTTCTTCACTGTTGTGCACGATAAAACTATCATGATAAATTCGATGCCTGCGTCTAGCTCAGGTGTACACCCTACCACCTCAAATAAGCGATTCGTTCCTGTTACGTTTGCCCCTAAGGGCGGTAGACGAATTTCGCAGGCTGTTACCTTCCCTCCTGTCCAAGATGTTGTACCATCTCCCAACTTGGGCGAGCCCACTGGTGGCTGGTATGGCGTTAATAACCGCAGCAATATCGGCGGTATGTGCTGGCTTTTGCTCAGTTGCGACATTCCCTATGATCCTACACCCGGTGCTATATCACCTCTTGAATGCTCAATTTCAAGCTACAGACGCTTTAGAGACCCAGTGGGCTCCTACTGGTAATCCAAAACACCAGCAAGCTAAACGAACATGCCCCGTGCGAGGGGGCCGTATTGTAGCCTAGTTAGGGCGTACTTTGTAGCCTAGTTAGGGCGCCGTAGGCGCCTGGGGGGGTGGGGGGGGGGTTGTAATACGTATTTGAGCGACTTTCCGTCCGTCAACTGACCCCCCCTTAAACCAAAAAAACAAGGAAAAAAAATAACCGCCAGGAAAAAAAAAATAACTGCCAGGAAAAAAGTTCAACGCTCGTCTCAGTATTTTTTTCCGCGGTCTTCCCACTTCACATGCTTGTATCCCATGTTCGTATTAAACTTATTCAACTCTTCCCAGTACTCTTTTGATCCTACAATACGAGGTTTTCCCGTATTTGGCCATTTTCCGATGCACCTTGTCTTCTCGGGATCCTTCTTATGATGCCTATCATATATGTTGCCCCACTCTGCGTACAATGTAATCTTCCAGATGCTATCTTGGTCTAGATTCGACATGTTCAATATATCTACTCCATCCATTTTAATCTGATTCAACATTTTTTTGTACAAAAAATCGACTTACAAAAAAACTTACAAAAAAAAACTACCCCCAGGAAAAAAGTGTCTGCAAAATTTTTTTTTTTTTTTTCCTCAGTCAACACAAATCTCTACAATCCTGTCTCGACTTATTTTTGTATAATCTGGTTCACAATTACAAAAAACCATCACATGCATGTAAGGCCCAATGTACATCTTTGACTCATATTTCCCTGAAAACCAAAGTCCATTCTTCACTTGCTCCAAGGCCCCATAGTTCATGAAATCCAGATTCGCTCTTGGACAATCGAGTACAACAATTTTAGGTGCTACTCCTTCCTCTTCTACATACTTGATAATTCCAAATAGGATATCGCCTGCCTTACCCCCACAAACGAAAGCGTCTCGATATTGCGCTAAGTATCTGACATAGTGCGACTTCCCTTTCCCACCCCTGCCTGACCAAATCCATAAAATGGTTCTGTTATCAGGTTCATTATCTAATCTGATATCGACCATAAGTTGCCAACCACTTATCTTAATCTCTGGTAAAGGCCGTTTTATCAGATTGCCGGCCGCCTTATTGTCTTTACTGCAGTATTCTATGTTTTGATCGACAGAACCCCTGGCCTTCTCCCAGTGTACCCCCTTCACCTTCACGTGCTCAAGCGGCCTTACTGGCTTGTTAAATTTTACGAAACCTTGAAGATGAGCGACATTATTTTTCTCACCATGCTCTTCACCCATAATCCACTTATGACCCCTAAAAATCCTAGACAACTCAGACTTTTGATCTTCGGTCCAATTGTTTACAGTAAAACACCAACACTTTGAGGCACTTATTCGAGAATGAGATGATACTATTACCTCATTCTCGCCTAGACTTGTCC